GAATATATTTAATAGCACAAGAAGTAACGCTGCAAGAGCCCGTCTAGAAAACAGGAAAGGGTGGGAGGCTTTGCCGCCGGAGAACAACCAACTTGCTGAAGCGCGGCGGCGCGCCGCCGCCTTGGGAGCGCCCTCATAGGGAAACTTTTCAAAACTAATAGTAAATGATTGCCCTATTCTTCCTCTTTGCTCTGCTGGCCAGTCCCCTGGCCTTCAAGAGCGTCAGGAGCATCCTGGGAACGTGGGTTGCATCGGCCGAGGGCCTTCCCACGTTCGCAGGAGTCTTCTTGCACGCGTTCGTCTTTATCCTCGTCCTCAGGCTCCTCAAGTATCGCCCAGGGATGCGGTCGAACTTTGAGACCGTGTATGACCCGAGCGTCTCCAGGGTGACGGACTACGGCATGCACCTGGCCTCCAAGGGTCCAGACGATATGAATAAATTTTAGCTGTCTATAATAAATGTTTATGAAGATGCTTGTTGTTATTCTCCTGTTCTTCATCATCGCCAACCCAGCCCTGTTCAAGCTGACCCGGGCCCTCGGCGGGTGGGTCGCCAGCCCAGAGGGCCTGCCCAAGACGGGCGGTCTCCTGCTCCACGCCGTGGTGTTTGCCGTTGTGACCCGGTTTGTCATGCGGGCCCTGCGCCGCCGCAAGATGCGCAAGTACTACTCTCAGTACGGTGAGGAGGAGTACGAGGAGGAGTACGAGGAGCCAGAGGCGTTTGAGGAGTATGCGGAGGAGGAGTTCAGGTGGTGCCACAAACGGAACGGGTCAGGGGGGCACTGGTGTTAAAAATCTCTAGATATACTAAATGCTCACCAAGGTTCTGATTTACATGATCCTGTTTTTCATTGTCGCGAGTCCAGCCACCTTCAAGTTCATGCGTAAAATCCTGGGCGGATGGGTCGCCAGCGCCGAGGGCGTCCCCCACGCCCCAGGTCTCCTGCTTCACTCGGCCGTCTATGTGTTGCTGGCCTGCTACCTCCCAGCCAAGCTCGTGTCGGGCTTTGCCGAGGAGGATTACGAGGAGGATTACGAGGAGGAGTACGTTGGCGAGTACGGAAATTCAACCAACCCATTTGGAGTGTCTGGCGGCCAGGGTCCTAGGGGATCTATGCACTAGAGACCGGGACGCAGTCCCAGGGCGTGCCGCCCCGCTCCTGGTCTCTAGAACTCCTCGTCAAACCTGACCGAGTCCCCATCCTCAACCATCCGCTTTGAATAATCACCTACGCGTTTCTCAAAAAAATTCGTCTTCCCCTCGAGACTAATAGTCTCCATCCAGGCAAAGGGATTCTCAGCCCCGAAGATCGGCTCTTGGCCTAGTTGTTTCATCAGCCGATCACCAACATAGCGAATATACTGTTTCATTTGTTCGGCATCCATGCCTATCATCTTGCATGGAAGCGCCTCCGTAATGAAACTCTCTTCAATCTCAACGGCACTCTGGACAATCGTCCGGATCACATCCTTCCCCGCCTTCTCCTGTAGGTGCGAGTAGAGAGCCACGGCAAACTCTAGGTGGGACCCCTCGTCCCTGCTGATCAGCTCGTTGCTGAAGCACAGACCGGGCATTATCCCGCGCTTCTTGAGCCAAAAAATCGAACAGAACGCCCCAGAGAAGAAGATACCCTCGACGCACATGAAGGCGACGAGGCGCTGGGCGAAGGGTGCATCCCCATTCATCCAGCTCATGGCCCAGTCCGCCTTTTCCCTGATGACGGGAATATTCTTGATGCTGCTCAGAAGCATCCCCTCCTCGTCAGGATCTCTCACGAGCTTGTTGATCATGAGTGAATACGTCTCCGAGTGAATAGACTCGTTGAATGCCTGGTACGCGTAAAAAGACCGAGCCTCTGAAATCTGAACCTCAGAACTAAAGTTAATATCTATGTTTTCCATAACGATACCGTCACTCGCAGCGAAGAATGCAAGAATTATTTTAATAAAATTTCGCTCCTCAAACTTGAGCCCGTCCCAATCCTTGAGGTCCGTGCCGAGGTCAATCTCTTCGGCGGTCCAGAAGGACCCGACGGCTTTCTTATACAGGGCCCACAAGTCCGGGTACCGTATAGGGAAGGTGGTGAAACGATCCGTGCTGGGAGTGAAAATCGGGTCCAGGGGCTCCATTGTATTATTAGCGAGGTATTTCTTTAGAACCAACCTGGTTAAAGTCGGAGGGCTGAAAATGCAAGAGGTCCTCGTGTGCATTGAGTATGTCCAAGTCGGCAATCTGTGAATTGAATGACGTGTATCCTTCGCCCCTTCTCCACACAAGTATGATGATCAGGGCGAGAAGAGCCGCGATGAGACTATCCTTCATATTATGTTGGCATAAAATAGTATGGCTTCGACCGAAATAAGCGGTTTTTATGCAGCCTCGGAGACAGTCCCCAATGTGGTCACCTTTTATGTTCAGACACCTATGCCTGATGGTATCCAGCCAGGGTGGGTCCTGACTGGCATCTCTGGAATTCAAGGCCAGACGAAGATTGTGGCAAAGACCCTTCGACAAGGGATCTATCCTAAAAACGGATCATATAACGGAACTATTGATTTCCAAGTGAATGTTGCTCAGACTATACAAGGGGTCCAGCAGGCCAAGGCGGTCACTGTTGCTCCGGCCCAAGTGATCGCTCCACCGCCTCCTCCAGCTCTGAGCGGAGTCTACCTGACTCAAATGGGCCTTGTTATTTTTTATTCCGCGATTCCAATCCCGACGGCAGTCAAGCCAGGATGGACATTGACGGGTCTCCCCGGGCTCCCCTTTGACCTGACTATCGCTTCTGTAACTTTTCAATCTGGAAATATTGGAAAGATTGGATACATGGGAATAATCACCGCCACACCAATCCCCCCGCAGCCCCTTTCCCTTCCTCCGCCTCCTTCGACCATTTCAAAACTCATATCTGTTCTTCGACAGACGGGTACATTTGGCGCTGTTCTGGCCGGAAAGCTTATAGGTCTGAACACCTTTGTTTTTGCGGACACTTTCAAGTTGTCTGACTATCTATCAAAACAAAACAATCTTTTAAATTTTTTTGTTTCTAAAACGGGGCTTCAGCCCGACTCGATACTTGCGGACCCGACGCAAATCAAGGGGGTCCTGTCAGGTCTGCCTGAACTATCAAACGCACTAGGATTTCGGATGAAGACTGGTGCGAATAAAATGATTGACGGCTTCTTGAATGATGAAATGATGCTTGGTGCTATTGGTCAGGGCCCGATCTTGGCGCCTGTACTTCCGTCGACCGATGCATACCAGCCGTATGGAGTTCCCGTCAATAATCAAGGGGGGATATTTGATCCCACTATTTCCACTGCATTTGTATCGGCTCGAGTCTCGACAATTCAACCTCTTGTCCGGGCCCCCATAGAAGACTCGAACTTTAAACGTGACCCACACGACTTGCGAGAACTTGACGAAAACGTCCCTGTCCCGCCGCAAGGCCAAGAGCCCCTCACTGAGAAACGGAACCTTGGGTTCAACGCTGGAGGTGTACTGTCTCTCGACGCCATAGGCCCCCAAGAAGAATATATATCAAATGTTTCTAATTTCAAAGAAAGCCAGTGGTATCCAGGATACGACCAGTATACAAACTCGGTCCTGTATCAAGATTATATGAAAATGTCTCCTATTTCTTCAAATAATTTCATCCAGCCGACGAGTTCGGGATCGTGTATTGTTCAGATTCAGCCCAAGAGTCAAGGGGATCTGCTCGCAAATATGTTTCTCATGTGCACGCTCCCTGCACTCCCTGCGAGCAACAATTATACAAATCAAATAGGCCGGGCAATCATTCAGCAGGTGGACTTTATGATTGACGATCTCATAGTTGAAACTATTTATGACGATTGGCTCTTTATAAAGGACCAAATGTTTCTTGATTATGACGAGCAGATAGGTATGTTCAATCAGGTCAATGGCGGGCAATCCAACCAGAACTTGAGTCCTGGCGCACCCGTACCTCTCGTCATCCCCCTCGAGTTTTTCTTTTGCAGGAGGCACAGTGGGGGCAATAAAGGGCGCGAGCGTATCCGCCGACCCTTCTTCCCTTTGTGCTCACTCTGGGGAGGACAAAAAATTTATATAAAGTTTACTTTTCGTCCACAATATTGGTTTACTAACGCCCTTCCCGGAACGGTCGATATTATAAATCCTATACTCTTGGTAGAGTACGTCAAGGTGACGGATTCAGAGCGCACATATTACAGAAACGAACCCCTCCGTTATATAGTTCCGGTCGTTAAGCGAGATGGGACCGCGCCTTACGCCGGCACGGTGACTACAAATATTAGTGCAAATTTTCCAGTTCAGTTAATTGCGTGGTTCATTCGAAATCAGGCGTATGAATCATCAAGTTCGTCATATTACGGGGTTCGTTACTTGTACGGATACGCGACTCAGTATCAGTCTGCCGCCACCCCTCTGACGTTTGCTTCGGGGCCGGTGCAGTACATCGATGTGATCCAGAAGGTGAAGATTACAATTAATAATCAGGACATTCTTGACACATTCGCCAACGGGCCATATACATCGTTCCTTCAGCCAATGCAACACGGTCTGTCTGTGCCCCAGAAGAATATTTACATGTACTCATTCGGATTGAACATAACAGAGTACAATTCGGGTGGGTATCTAAATTTTTCTAAAATTAATTCGCAGACATCAAATCTCATCATCAACTTTTTGCCGCAATACGCATCGGCTCTCTCGAGTTACAATCTGAATCTTTTCTACTACGGGTTCTCTATTCTTGAATTCAAGAATGGTTTTGCGGGCGTATCTTATCTTTGATCATGTAATCGATGATGCCGTTCGTCAAACACCACTTGATGAAGTTGAGCTGAGCCACAGTTGTGGAAAGGCCCTTGAAATCTATTCGCTCGGTCCTGCAAAAAGGATCAAAGAGCTTCTTTGAATATCCGTCAAGACTCGACTTGTAAGCCACATGGACCGTAAAGGGACGGCCCATCGGCGAATTATAAGTCACGTGTCGATTCTTGGCATAGTTTGTCACGAACCACTCGAGATTGCGAAGAGAGATCCCATGGGTCTTGGTCGTGAGAATATCCTTGAGTTTTTCTGAATTTTCTGGGTCGTCATAAAATTTTGTGAGCGATTCGAGCAAAAGCTCTGAACGAGTACTCATTAGTTGAGTAGGTTCTTAGATGTTTAAGCCTCGAGCCTCAAGCCGAAGGCTTGGTCTCACGAGTAGAGGGAGCGATGCGCCCTCGGTCTAAATATTCAAGCGAGGACGGCTCGAAACCTTCTCGCACGCAGGACAACCCGCCAGAAAGAATGGCGGCAATGTATGCGTGTGCGTGACCGTTCCAGCTGGATCGCTCGGCTCCTCCTTCATGCGCATTATGGGTTTTTGATCCAGATGCGACTTGCAGTATCCCTCGAACCGTGCGTGACGCGTGCACCTCTTGCCCGACCCTATGAGTCCGAGACACTGTCCCGTCGCAATCTCGAGGGTCGCCGTCTCTTTCATGAGACGCTCGTACGAAATTCTATACGTTTTTGAAATGTGGTGTAGAACAGCCGACAGACGATCGGAGACCCTTCGGTCAACCTCAGTCTCGACAGCCTGCATAATTGTTTGTTCCATTTCCTTACTCATGACTCGGTCGCCTTCTTAAAATAAGAATCTATACTTTTCATCTTGGAATCATACGCGCCCTTCTTGCTCCCAGCCGTCGCCGCCCCAAAGACGAGCCTCTCAGGGTTCGCGCCGACCAGGGGCTCGAGCAAGTCACAGATTGGCTTCTTCAATTGGTTTAAGAAATAGTACTGATAGTCGAGCGGAACTGCGTGCTCCTTGGCCCACACAGGGTCCTCGGCCTTTTCGTACAGCTTCCCCGGGCCCCCGACGACAACAAAGGCGACGCGATCTCCCTGCTGAGGCTCTGATCCTGGGGCCCGGGCCCGAATCTTGTTCCTGACTGAAACGTGGGGCATCGGGACCTTGTATTCAGACCCGAGCTGCTTGCTCATCACCAGCTTCTCGACTGGAACCTTGCCAGTCGACAGAACCTCTGAAGCCTGGCGCGCAAAGGTAATCACGGGCCTCGGATCGCTGCTCTCGAGCATCATATCCAGCAGCGTCTTGAGAGTCTCTCGAACAAAGGGGCAACTGTCGCGACGGACCACCTGCAGACCCTTGATATCAACCTTTTTGAACATGCACGTGACAGACCCGTCTGGACGCGTTCGACCCTCCCACATCTTGGCCGCGTAACGCTTCTTGCTGTACAAAAAGTACGGGCAGTAAACCTTTTCGAGCTCCAGGTCGTTCGGAGCCTTGAAGAGCTTCGTGCACTGTTCAGCGGCCAAGAGACCCTGCTGCCACGAGTAGTCGATAGCCTCTTGGCCCGTGCGACCCTCCACGTCAAACTCGACCATCACGGAGTCGGTATTCTTGACGATCATTTGCCCCACGCCCGCTTGGAAGGTTCCCGCTTCCGTCTCGAGATCGTAGACATACCCATCCCAAGATTCGTGAAGGACTGAGATTTTCTTGATGGCAGACGGGTCCTTTCGGAACGACGATTCTGTCCAAGTAAGTCGGAAAATATTTGTCTTGTCATTTCTCGTATTGAGTGAAACCTTGTAGTTCATAGACGTCAGAAGAAGATAATACCATTGAGCAGTCACTTGGTTTTTCGTATCTATTCTATGGCACCCACCGGTCTCGTTGTCTCGACGACACCCATCGGCAGCCCACAGCCCCTTCAGAAACGCTTGTTTCGAATCATAGTCGGAAAAGACAAACTCAGGAATTTTCTTCGCCTGACCGTCATAGCACCATTCTCTCCATTCTGAGACGAGTTTCACGATATCACCCCTCGGGCCAAGTTTGTACACACCAGAACTTTGAAGAGTGTCCATTATAACAAACCCATAATCTGGATACATAGTCTCAAGTATAGTTTTACACTTGTCAAGCAAGTCAAGATCCTGATTATTAATACACCACGTTGTCTTGCGGCCGGAAGGGCAGTGATATGAACCGCACGAGCCGTCTCCAACAAACATCCCGATAACGAAAAGGGCATCGAGACTTTTTGTATTTTCCATATCGACCATTGACGGAAACGAGTGTAGTAGTTTCTGCCCAACCATGACATCTTTGGGCTTCAGAAGTTCCACCCCAGTTCCCAGAAGAGAGTGATCTTCAGTCACGTCAACGAGCCCCGTATGAGTCAGGACGCGATAGATCTTTTTGGAACACTTGTGCCGAATAACGCGCGTAATGGGCTGCCATCCTTTGTGAGTCCATGCTTCGACTCCCACAACCTCTGAAGACTCTTTGTCAGTCCCCTCTTTGAGAAACCCCCCGTACGTCTCCCACGTGGTCGCCAGGTTTTCTATTTTCATTGGACCGAAAACTCCATTCATTTTCACAAGAACAGGAGTCTCTGGCATCACAGAGTCCCCATACCTTACGTTCGCTCCAGGAAAGTTTGCCTCGACGTAATTCTTCGTCTCCTCGATCATCTGACGGCCTCTCATCGTCACGGTGCTGGCGATGGCGACCAGAGGAAGCATCCCCTTGGACGCGCCCGTGAAACCATACATCGAATTCATAGCAATCTTGTAAGCGAGCTGCTGACCGTTATAGACCGCCTCCATAGGCGTACCCTCCGCGGCAGCCATCAGCTTCTTGGCCTTTTTGCGAAACGCCTTGAGGTCCGTGAGGATGGCTGGGAGGAGGGAGGGCACCCCTTGCGCAAATGTGTGCTCACCATACGTCTCGTAAGTGACTCCCGGGAGGTTTGCGAATCGCTTGTCCATCACAAGCGTCGAATAGCACAGATTGTGTGCAACCATGATGCTCGGGTACAGTGACGCGAAATCCAGAGCCGTAATTGGTGTGTAGTAAGCTCCAGTCTGCGCCTCGAGGACCGTCGCGCCCTCGTAACCATCCACAGGACCCTCGGGCCGACGAATAGTCGGGATGAGGAAGCCGAGCTGTCGAGCCTTGTAGGCCATCTGGCTGAAGACTTTGATCTGCTGACCGCGCTCGCTCAGGAAGCTCAACGGGACCCAGCACGCCTTGGCCATCTCAATCTGGTTCTGGAGCTGACAAACCTTGTCCATAATCTTGTGAGGAAGAACCGTATCCTGAATACAGTATTCGGCAACCTCCCCGAGCTTTTTGGGGTCTCCCTCCAAGTACCTGGAGAAGATCTCCTTGACTGGCATATCCAGCTTCTGGTCCTTCAGGAAATGCTTGGAGACATTGTTCAAAGAGTACGACTCGAGCTTGTGCTCGCGCTTAATGTCCTGAAAGAGGTCAAAGACGTAGCGGCCAACCATGGGCACCATCTTCAGCTCGTTGCTCCCGAGCGCGCTCGAGGCTAAGTGCTTGACGACGAGCTCGGAAGGCTGATCGATTCGCCGCCCCCAGAGTGTCTCGACTCCTAGACGACTCGCCCGGACAAAGAGATACTCGAGATCAAACCCAAAGATGTTCCAGCCCGTGATGATATCGGGGTCCGTGTCCGCTATATACGCTCCGAAAGCCTCCAAAAGTTCCTTTTCCGTCTTGAACGAGACGCAGTCAGGACCGTCCGTCTGCTTGAGGCAGAGGCACTTTCTCGTGGACCGCAGGTCCACTTCCCCAAAGGCAACCGTCGTCATACCGATCTGAAATACGCAGTCTCCAGAAATCTTTGGGTTGGGGAAGGCGCCGGTGCTCGAGTAGCACTCGATATCGAATGACATAACCTTCAAGGGGGCCACCGAATCCTTGTCCTTGACGGGAGTCAGAGTGCCCCTCAGATTCAGATCGCAACGAGTGTCTGGGTCGTCGGCAAAGTCGGAGACTTGGACCCAGCCCGTGCTCGTGCAGCCAGACACGTGCATGAAGCGCAAGACGGGATCGAGGTTGGCCTCGTAAATCTTCCACTTTTCGCGCTCCAGACCATACATCGCCGAACGAAACGCCTTGTGCGTCTGAAAGGTGAGTTTGGCAAAGCGGGACTTGGCGCCGTTCTGGAAGCCCCAGAGATCCTTGGCGCTGACATACTCAATCTTGGCTCCACGAGCCTCTGGAATACGTGCGCCCATTTTCACAAAAAAGTACGGTTCGAAGACGGTACTGGCAGCCACTGACTTGCCGTCTTCGGTCCGACCATAGGCCCGTACAATGTACTGGCCCTCTTCATCGTCGTACCCCTCCCAAGCGATGGCCTGAAAGGATGTCATTGTTTATTTATCGCTTTTTTGTTTTAAGCAGATACCATAGAACAAGGCCAGACACAAGAGTCCATCCGACCAGATGGTCTATGCGATCCATCGTCTGGTTCTGACTCACAGACATCCTCATATACTCATCCTTGTAGCTCTTGGGCTTAAAGGGCAACCAGATGTACCGCCCGAATGGGACTATGGTTGGCCCCAGCGGATCATGGCACGAGTGCACCCAGTCGTACCACGCAAGCGCGATATAAGGAGACCATAGAAGAAAGCCCAGAACCCAAAGATTCTTATGGGGAAGGTACCAATATCCCCCTGCTATCATGGCGGTGAATATAACGCATTTTATATTAAACTTGAATGGAGCCCCGGGAAATATGCCCCCGGCCATCTTATTAAGTTCACAGGATTAATTTCCAGTCGATCCAAAACCATTCACACCACGATCAGTCGGTACGAGATTCTCATTCTCAATCTCGACCACATCTGGGGTCAGGGCTTGCTCGAGGATGAGCTGGGCAATCCGATATCCAGGACGGATCACAAAGGGCTGGCGGGTGTCGAGGTTCTGAAGAACCACCTTGATCTCACCCTGATAATCTGGGTCAATGACTCCGGCCAGAGTGTCTAGGCCGTGCTTTACGGCCAGTCCTGAGCGAGGCGCGATACGGCCGTAGGTTCCAGGCGGGAGCTGGATACTAATGCCGGTCGCGACAACGACCCTATGGCCAGGCAGGACAACGTAGTTGTCAACGCTGAATAGGTCATAACCAACAGCTCCGGGCGAGGAACGGACTGGAAGATTCGCATGAGTGACAAGGCGTTGAACATTCAATGTGGCCATCTATACTACAAGATACTCTCGTCTCTAAATAGAGATATTGAAACAGTAATTAGTAAAATGCCTTGTCTTTTGCTCGATGTTGATGGGGTCATACTTCGGGACAGCCTTTTGTTCGCACACGTGAAGCACAACGCCTCGCGCTACGTCGAGTCTAAACTTCCAGACTGCAAGCATCCTGCATCGGTCAACGCGACTCTGTATCTCGCGCACGGTCACACGGCCCGGGGTCTCAAGAACACTTTTGGAATAGACGCTTCGGACTTTAACGAGTTTGTCTACGACAAGAGTCTCATGTCTCATCTGAGCGAGGTTCTTGAGAAGGAGGAGTTTCAGAGAGATGCCGAGGTTATTCATAGTCTGACGCAGAAGGGCTGGGAGGTGACGCTCTTTTCCAACGCTCCTTACGAGTGGGTCCATCCAGTCAGCCTTGCGATCAACGACACGATCAAGATTCGCTGCCCAGGTCCTGACCTCACGACGGCGCACCTCAAGCCCGACCCCGCCTTTTACAAAGAGTTTGATGAATGCCAGGGATACTACTACGTCGACGACTCGCTCAAGAATCTCGGCGCAGTGCGAAACTGGCCAAACTGGCGGCCGATCCTCTTTTCAGAGTCCGACAAGGACCCGAGACTCTGGTGTCGCCACGTACGATCAATCCCCGAGTTGTCCTTGACCCTCGGGAATCTTTGGTCAGCTTAAAAATATTTGACTATTTGACTACATGACCCACTATGTCGTCGACCTCCAGGTAGCCCGTATGGCACACGCAGAATGGACTCGCCTTTTCCCGACCATCACCCCGTACTATGCAGTCAAGTGCAATCCGGACCTCGAGATTGTCAGGGTCCTCGCAGAACTCGGAGCGGGGTTCGACTGTGCGAGTCCGGCAGAAATTGATATCGCCCAGAAATATTCTGAAAAGATTATTTACGCCAATCCGTGCAAGCGGCCGGCCGATATCGAATACGCACTCTCCAGGGGTGTCACGCGGACAACGGTCGATTCACTGTGTGAGGTTGAAAAGTCCAAGGGGATGGAACTCGTGCTCCGCATTCGGGCCGATGATCCGAGCGCCCTCTGTACGCTCGGAAACAAGTACGGGGCCGGAGAGTCTGACTGGGAGGACATTGCGGGACGCGCTCGCGATCTCGGATCGAAGATTGTGGGCGTGAGCTTTCATATCGGGTCAGGCGCTCGTTCGACTCGGGCATACGCGGACGCTCTATATACAACGTCCCGTGCTTTCGATACTCTCCGTGAGTATGGGTTCGACCCGAAACTCGTCGACATCGGAGGGGGCTTTTCATCCTCTATGGATCTTGAGGCTGCCGCCGAGTACATTCACGACGCGCTCAAGGAGACTGGACTCGATGCCTATGAGGTTATTGCCGAGCCAGGGCGCTACTTTGCAGAGAACACGGCTACTCTGCACACAGAGGTGATAGGGATGAAGTCAGGGTCCGTGACGATTGACGAGTCGCTCTATGGCGCCTTCAACTGTATTCTCATGGATCACGCCGAGCCTGAGCCAGAGGTGGATACGACGAGAGAGCTCGACTGGGTGACTCTTTTCGGATCAACCTGTGACGGAGGCGATATCATCGCGCGTTCTATCGAACTCCCGTGCGACCTCAAAGTGGGGGATTTTATCGAGTGGCGGGGGATGGGCGCCTATACAATGGCTGCAACCTCCAACTTCAACGGGATTCCTTTTAGCAAGAGGGAAATAATCTATGTTAATTAAAATGGCGATAATCAAGAAAAATCGCAAGTCCAAACTCCACGTCAAGTGGCGGTCGAAGGCATTTAACCTTGTCGCAAATGTACTTGGACATAATGCTAAATATTTCAACAAGTTCCTTCTGAACGCAAACAGAGAATATGTCATCCTAAATAATAATAAAAAATTCAGGGGGTTTGCGGTCGTAAGAAATAATAAAAGAGAGGTCATTGTTGACCTTATCGGTACAAATCAAAACTCTCGCCCCCCCGCAGGTCAGAAGGGGTGGGGGACGCAGCTTATGCGCGCAATCCAGAAAAACGCGCGAAAAACAGGACGTCCCGTGCGAGTTCATGATCCTGTCTGGACGGCCCGGGAATTTTACAGAGGGCTGGAATATAATACGGCCAGCAACACAACTGGCGGAAGAGAAACTATGCGCCGTTACCCATCTCCCTCGCCCTCGCCTAACTCAGGAGGATCGTCCCGCCGACAATCGCCGCGATCCCCGCGATCTGCTTCAGCCCGACGCTCTCCTTCAAAATAAGGACCGCCAGACCCGCCACGAATATGGGCACGGTCGAAGTCAGTGCCGTGATGACTGAGATTTCTCCGTGATGAATAAGGCTAAAGTAAAGAATGTTGGCCAAAAAACCAAAGACCGTCGCGGCCAGAATGGCCAAGACGACAGGCACGGCCAAACCTCGCAACTCCGTACTTAGGTGCTCACTATGCCACCCTATGTACAGAAGTGTCAAGACAAAGTATATTACCGAAGAAACTACTAAAATCATTCTATGACTCAAACTCTTGACGGTGTGTTTTTGTATCACGACCTGAAGAGCCGTGAGAGCGGCAACTGTCAAGGCGGGTATAACGACTACATTCACCATTACTTATAAACCGAGAAATTTTATAACCCTCGTCTGCGTGCATGCGAGCCAGTGGAAGACCTCACCCACGATAAAGGTCCAGAGCATGACAATCCAAAAACTTTTAAAATTAAATGTTTTGAAAATTCCAAAAGCCAAGAGGATCGTCAACAATGTCAAGGATCGGGATCCGCCACCTATGGACGCCCGTGCCCGGGGCCCCGAAGATGTCACTGTACGGACACTTTCCCATTATTATACCCGTATATATTAGTAGATGGCACCTTGGTATCAAATCTTTTCATACTGGGGTTTTGTACTCTGGCTGGTTCCAATTGTCAGTCCAACTTTAATTTTATTTTTAAATTTATTGTTTTCAATAATTTTACTTTTAACAAAATATAAAACATTTTTTGATCCCGTGGTACTCTTCATTCTCGTGACGCATGCGGTGCCTACATGGTTCGCGCGGCATGGACCTCTCGACTTTGTCGGGTCTGCAATAATTTTCATGTTGTATCTTTTGAGTTTACGCCTACAAGGCACGAGCGCCGTGGCTGTCTACAAGGATATCATCGACCGGCCCCCGGAGACTCTTCATGAATATCTAAAGAGAAGAGCACTTATTTAATCAATGTGCGGAATCTACGCGTGTACAGGGGGTACAAACCCCCCAAAGGATGTTCTCAAGCACCGAGGTCCCGACCAGTGCTTCGACACTATGGCCGGCATGACATTCTGGCGCCTGGCCATCAACGGGGGTCCGGATGGCCTACAGCCCCTTCAACACAACGACAATATTATCGTGGCGAATGCAGAGATTTACAACTATCTGGAGCTTGGCGGAGTCGAGGGGCGCTCTGATTGCGAGGTGATCCTGCCGACGATCGAGGAGTATGGTCTGCCGCGGGCTTGCGAGCTCTTCCGTGGCGACTTTGCCTTTGTCTACACGAACGGCACGGACTGGTGGGCGGCTCGCGACTGTGTGGGTGTCCGCCCTCTCTTCTACTGCCGACACTCCAAGGGCGTCGCCTTTGCTTCCGAGGCCAAGGCTCTCCTTCACCTGAACAGGCGCATCGAACCCTTCCCTCCCGGCCATCTCTACGACTCTCGGCTCGACAAGTTCATCTGTTGGTCTCCAAACTACTGGCCGAGCCCTCGGGCCGATGATGATGTCGACTTTGTCCAGTCGCACATTCGGCACTTGCTGACCGAGGCTGTTGACCTGCGAGTTCACGCTGGCCGGCCCGTGGGCTTCTTCTTGAGCGGAGGACTGGACTCGTCTATCGTGGCAGCCCTAGGAGCCAAGAAACTCGGGAAGATCAAGACCTTTTCGATCGGACTTGAAGGGGCTCCAGATCTCGTGGCGGCTCGGAAGATGGCTGACTTTCTCGGATCTGAGCATACAGAGGTTCTCTTCACTATCGAGGAGGGTCTCAAGGCGCTCAAAGAGGTCATCTGGCACCTGGAGACGTACGACACCACGACTGTTCGAGCCTCTGTCCCCATGTATCTCTTGAGCAAGTATATCAAGGAACAGACAGATATCCGAGTCGTTCTGAGCGGTGAGGGCGCCGACGAGCTCTTTGGAGGTTATCTGTACTTTCACTCCGCCCCAAATGTCGACAAGTTTCGCACAGAGACGAATCGTCTCGTCCAGGATGTCCATATGTTCGATGTTCTGCGGGCCGACCGCACGACGGCTGCACACGGTCTCGAGCTCCGGGTCCCTTTTTTCGATCGGGACGTGATCGACTACGTAATGAGTGGATTTTCGACTGAGCTCAAGATGCCGAAGGATGGGTACGAGAAATTCATCTTGCGCAAGGCGTTCGAGGACATTTTGCCCCGCGAGATTGCCTGGCGCCAGAAGAACGGGATGAGCGATGCGGTCGGCCGAGGATGGGCCGACGCCCTGAGAAAGCACGGAGAGAACAAGTATCTCGATATGTTCAGCACAATGTTCAAGGGCCAGGGCAATGACTGGATCCTCTACAAGTGGATGCCTCGCTGGGTCGAGGCGACCGACCCGAGCGGGGCTTTGCTCCCAGTATTTAGTGATAATACAGGCAAGACAGCGTAACCACACAAGTCACTAGAGTAAAAGTGAATAATTCCCTGAAAACATGCTTATTTCTATATTGAATAGCCACGGGCACAAGTACCTGGCTTTCAACATCCTGGACCATGCGTAGATTCTCGTGACGAGCTCTGCACATGGGACAGTCTAGTTTCATCTTCATGCACTTTATCAAGCACTCGACGTGAAGAACTTTTGAGCAACACCCGAGAGTGGCGAGTGTTCCAGTGAGAGGCTCGACGCAAATAGGACACTCCTCCATTACTAAAGACAAGGAACTTATTTTTAATAATGAATAATCATCGAGTTATATTTGATGGGTATTTCCTACCCGACTTTTATAGAGTTCTGGAGAAGAGGGCCCGCCTCAACCCAAAGTATACAGATGTGCATCTTCACCCAGACGGGTCAGTGACTCGTGAAGAGGACAACGTCATAGCGTGCCAGAGAATCTGGAGGGAACGGGCCTACGCGCCTCCGGGGACTCCCTTTGCAAACAGGGGGCGTATGTATCGTAGAATTCAACAGAGTTTTACTTGTTTCGTCGCCGAGGAGTTCCAGGGGCCGCCACATAGTGAGGAACCTTGAAATACGCATTAAAGAATGGCTTGACCGCGTTCAGAGTGAAGGGATTTCCGTGGATCGCCTGAAAGCGGCCGTTGGGCTGAAGCATGGAGAGGTGGTAGCCGTTCGGGCCGCGGCGGATCTTGACCGTGTGTCCGTTGGCCGGGTTGCGGAAATTGATCGTCTGATTCATATTCAACTCGTGTTTGACCATTACTATAGAATAATAAAAGTTTTGAATATTAAAGATGCCTCCGAATCGCACTCCCAGACGGGGCCCGGTTGTTCGGACCGGCTGGGGAACACCAGTCCAGCGCCGAAATAACGTCGCAAACCTCGAGAGGACAATTCGGAGAATTATGAATCAGGCCCATATAACGAATAACAATAGAACCGAGCTCAACGCGGCCCTCACCAACCTCGGGCGGCGGGGGAATCGGAATCTCGTCGCTCGAGCCCGGATGGCTCTCCGAGCGCACAACAACTATAATAACAACGGCAATGTTCGAATGATGCCCGGGTTGAATTTCCGTCCAAATATGACTAGAAATAAGGCGGCTGTGAAGATTCAGGCTGCCCTGCGCGGGTGGCTGGCCCGCTCAAAGCATCTGCCCAAGAACAAGTTTACTCTCGTTATAGGCCCGAATGGAGTCCCTATGGTTGCGGTCAAACCGACGCTCCTTGGGAGGTCTGTGGCCGCGCAGGCTGCCAAAATGAAGGAGTACAACAGGTATATGACCCGACTCAGAGGAATGTGAGTTTTGTGTCTTGGGGCCGGGACCAAGGCGCATAAGTCCTTCACGCACAAAGACAATGGCTTCCTATGCTGAGAAGAAGGATCAACTGACCGCTGAGATCGATCAGATGCGCGGCAAGGTGACCGACTTGATCAGGCGGCGCGAGGCTCTCCTCGTCGAAGAGGCTCGGCACTACACAGAGATGGCCCAGCCCTCTGCGGCCGCCCAGATCGCAGAGGCTCTCATCGCTGTTCACACTGAGCATGATGTGAGTCTCGAAATTCTCTTTGAGATTCAGTCTGCCGAGGTGAATACGGCCGGTCTGCTTCACTTTGCCGAGTACCGTGACCCTGACACGATCGAGATGTTCCTGCTGAATGGCGCGGATGTGAATGGCGTAAATAATGAGGGTTTCTCGGTTCTCGAGAACATCCTTATGGGTCATGATTACTACGATCGTGGGCCGGGTAGGTGGGTTAGGGAAGTTTTCGAGATCTTGGCAAAGTACAATGTGGGCAAGGGGGTCGAAAGGTGGATCATCGAAGAGCGCTGCATGTGCTGCCCCAAATATGTTCGAGACTTTCTAGGTCTTGTAGACGATGATGTGTAAAAAACATGTTCTGTCTCTGCCAGCGTCTCCCCTCGTCCCTAGATTGCAAAAGCAAAATGTCGATCGCCGAGCTCGTCAGCTACTTGAAGGCTATTGAAGCGTCTGACGAGATCGAAAGCATGCCCGAGGATGATGTCCTGAACTTTGGCTACATCACGGACCGCCACTTGCTTGTGCAAAATGCAGTCTACGTGGCGGACCAGGTCCTCCTGCAGCCGAGCGGTCAGCGCAACTTGAAGAATGAGCGTGAGCTAAGTATGCAGGGATTCTACGTGTCCTGCTTCGATAGCGATGGGTTTGGCTGGCTGGGCGGGGGTATTCACACAAGTAAGGGGGTCATAGCATATGGTTAAAGCCAAGAAGCGTTTTTATAGTATGGCGGGTTTTCAAACGAAAACCTTCGAAAAGCACGATGATTACATGACTCCCAAGTCTGCGTGGGAATCTATCAAGCATATCATTCCAAAAGACAAAGTCATTTGGGAACCCTTCTATGGAGATGGGCGTTCGGGTCAAATTTTGCGAGAGGTTGGGTTTGAGGTGATTCACCAAGATGAAGACTTTTTCGAAAACAATCGAGGAGATATCATTGTATCAAATCCTCCATTTACTATGATTCCAAGAGTTCTAAAAAGACTCGTCGAACTTGGCAAGCCTTTCATCATAATTATGCCCGCCCCTAAACTCTTTACACAATATGTACGACAGTTATTCTCAGCATTAACAGACCCTCTTCAAATTGTCATTCCACGAAAGCGAATTCAGTTTGTCAAGCTTGTGAATGGAGAAGTTCCAAAAGATTATGTGAGTAAGTGTAATTTTGATTGTTTTTATTATTGCTGGAAGATTGGACTTCCCAGGGACATCGTTTGGCTAGAGAATTAGTGTGATGTCAGTGCCAGTGTCCCCCGTCGTCCCTAGCTAGACACCCAACAGACACGATGTGCCAGCGCGTCATTATCATGGTCGGTTACCCTGGGTAGACAAGGAGGAGCTGGCCAAGACCGTGTTCCACCCTGATAGGGTCTTTGGGAAGATGGGAGGCGTAGAATGGCTAGAGTGTGTGTAAAAAATATTGCGTTAAATTAAATGCCAATAAGTTTTCGAGAGGCCCTGAATGAGTTTAGATACGACCTCCTTGAAGATCCGTATCGCAACAAGCTGCCATATTTGACTATGTATCGTCTTGACAGGACGTTCCATCAGAACAAAAACAAAATTTCCCAGGCGGATCAGAATGAATGGAAAAGGCTGTATGCCTATTACGTAAGGCTTGAAAGGAAGCGCGGGCTACAGGAAAATGCTCGAAGGTTGAAGGCTGCCAAGACCATCCAGAAGGCCTACCGAGCCCGTATGGAGAAAAAGAAGGCCCAGACGGCCTACTCAGCATCTGTTCGACGGACGAACGCGGCCCGAGCGAACCTAAATAAGGCCAAGCGGAACCTCTCCAAGGCGCTCTCGAAGCGCTAGAATTCGTGTTCTGTCAGTGCCAGGGATGAAGAACCTGACCACTACGCATCTATGGATACCCTGCTCTCCCTGATCCTGTTGGTGCAGTGGACGATTGTCTGCTTCGTCGCGGGCTTCTTGGTCGCCCTCCTGCCCACGAAGTCCAAGAAATAGCACAATGTGCCAACGCGTCATCATCATGGTCGGTTACCCCGGTTCCGGGAAGTCGACCCTCGCTTATAAACTTAGCGATACGGTCATTTCTGGGGACGAGTTGAAGACGGCCCCAAAAATGATCAAGGCGGCCGAGGCGGCTCTGAAGTCTGCCCCAGGCCAGTCGATCGTGTTCGACGCGACGAACGCCACAAAGGAGCGGCGCGCGGAGTATGTGGCCTTTGCTCGCAGGCACAACCTGCCCGCGCAGTGCATCCACGTGGCGACCTCGATCGAGGTTTCGATGGAGCGAAACCAGAAGCGCGAAAAGCCCGTGCCGAAGATTGCCCTGTATCTGTACCGCAAGAAGTTCGAGCAGCCTACCGCCGATGAAGGCTTAGATGTCTTAGTCGTTTAATATAGTTTTCAAGTATCTTCATTGCGTTCTTGTTATTTGCTTTAAAAATAGACCTATGCGCGTTGGGCGTCGCAAATACGGATTTATATGCGAGCTTGTTCTGAACACTTGTTGTCGAAGGAGGCCTGTTATTATTGGTTGGAATTCTATACGGGTTCACACCATAATGTTTCACATTAGGTTTACCCAATTTCACTAACGCGTATGTGATTATTGCTCGAAGATTTGTAGCGATTCCTCGTCTTCTATACTTTTCAGGAACCACTATCATATGAGGGAAATTATTCGCTGCCGCATGATAACTTATGAAAGCTCCTGAGTTTTTGTGACTTATTTTTAACAAATTACCGCGCCGATTAACCGTATAGTTAGGCGTATTCTTAATAATATTTTTGACAGTATTAAACAAATTTTGTGTATTCACCATACAGTAATACTAGATAATTTTCGAGTAGTTAAACGACTTGAGCTTTAATAAACAAATGATACCAATCGACGGAGATCTATATATTGTTTTTGCACCGAACGAAATTCAGTTCAAAAAATTTACGATAAGTGGAACGTATCCGTCGTTAAAATACGAAGACCACGGGAGAGTCCCAATTCCAGAGGGTCTTACAGTCGATGGAGCTCAGAGAGTTGGGGATGACCATTTCATAACAGAAATTTCAAAAGATTATGATATACGATGGGAGGGGCTGTATTTCTCACTTCGTGCACCTACCCTAATGCACAGTGTATCACAGCATTATCCTAAAAACTACGGGCTTAAGAAAGGCGTGCGGTAAATAACCAAATGAACGAGGATCAGGAGGCGATCCTCGCCAAAGTTATCACGGGGCACAATGTGCTCATCACGGGCGGCGCGGGAACTGGAAAGAGTTACCTCCTCGGCCACATAGCAAGTGCTATGCACCACAAAATCACATCCCTCGCAGCCATGACTGGCGCGGCAGCCATCCTCGTCAACGGCTCGACCCTCCACAGCGCCTTGTCGCTCGGTCTGGCCAAGGGGACTCCGCAGGAAATTGCATTCAAAATTTCAAAAAACAGACGGTGGTCGGCCTATTACCACATCATGGAACTCCAGGTTCTGATGATTGACGAGGTCTCGATGCTCAACGACATCCTGTTCGAAAAGGTCTCAAAGGTTCTCCAAATTTTGCGCGGAAATTCAAAACCCTTTGGGGGCATCCAGTTGGTTCTCGTGGGAGACCTGTATCAGCTCCCGCCAGTCGAGGGGCGCTACTGCTTTCAGTCTGGCCACTGGGACGCGTGCAAGTTTGAGATTTACGAGCTGACTCAAAACATGCGGCAGAAGGATGACGAGCCTTTCATGGAGATGCTCAAGCGCCTCAGGCTCGGCAAGTGCTCGCGGGCAGACCTGGAGACGCTTCGGGCCCTCAAGGACACGCAGTTCCCCGAGGGAATTGAGCCCACAAAGCTCTACTGCAAGAATGTAGACGTGGATGCCATCAACACCCGAGAGATCCTGAAGCTTGATGCCGAGATGAGGACCTATGCGGTTCGGTACACAGGATCGCGCGAGGCCTCTGAGCGGTACGCCAAGGCTGCGAACGTGCCCGAGACCATCAGCCTCTGTGTCGGGGCCCAGGTTATGATTACCTATAACATCGACCTGGGGCGGCAGCTGGTCAACGGGACGCGCGGGGTCGTGACGGCCCTGAACGCGACTGGCGTGACTATGAAACTTCTGGACGGTCGGGAAGAGCTCATTACGTTTATTCGGATTCAAAACGAGGATGATCCTGACATTGACTTTCACTACGTCCCAATCAAGCTCGCGTGGGCAGTGACCATCCACAAGTCGCAGGGTCTGACACTCGATGCGATCGAGATTGACATTGGATCGAACATCTTCAGCGTCGGGCAGGCGTACACCGCACTCTCTCGAGCCCGGAACCTCAAGTCGGTCAGGATCCGTGACGTGGCTGCTCGGTCGTTCTGCGCGAGCCAAGATGTCAAGGAGTTCCTGGCTCGCTGTTAAGGATCATAGGCGTTGAAAGACCAAGATGTCTTATGTTCACCATGGACCTCCAGGTCCTCCGGTGAGCAAAGAATATGTGATAGTTATTTCTAGCGTCGTCGGAGGAGTTTGTTTCATATGTCTTTGCCTTTGTGTTTGCTGCAGGCGCTCTCGCTCAACTTAAAGTCTTGAAGCGTTGAAAGACAAAGAAAATGAGAAGGCCACCTTACAGTTTGACCGACGGGTCTCATTAGAAGTTATTGTTGTTTAATTTAGAATTAAACCCACTGAGCATTGAAAAGATAGATGGAGGGCTGGATTACTGGGTTCTGTAATGGAGTCCTGCTCTTCAAGACCACGGGGCACTGACATGTAATTTAAAAAATTGTTCATAGTAATGAATAATTTTGTAAAGGGGACAAACTATAAGATTACAAACTATGCAAACGGAGTCACCAGAATAACACATATACCGACAGGTGCTTATGTAAGACTTTTGAAGTATGATGCATATAATAAAAATGGCAAGCTTAAGAAATCTATTTCGATTGAAAAAGGCTCGACGCCTCTTAACGCCAGGGGAACAGGCATTGGCACAACCTTACGAGCACTTGCTACAATATATGGAAATATGCTGAAAGTAAACTCAATGATACAGACTGGTGTGAACAGAGAAGGTCGCTCTAAAAACCGTAATGGTGAGAAAATTCCAACATCCACTTGGATATTAAGAGAAAAACTGAAATGGAGAAAGTTGTATAATTTTGTTTCAATATTCGACCCAGGTGTTAATAATATTAAACCTTCGAAGAATTGGGTCCTTTCTCATACACGCTGAAAATTCGTGTTCTGTCACACGTTCGGAATGCTCTCGAGTGCTGGTACTTTTCGACAGAAGAAAAGGCCAAGGAGGCGAAGGAGGCTCTCATACGCAGCAGCGAGCGCAAAGAGTTTCACTTTAACATCTCCAAGATGCCTTTCGATTTAATTGTCGGCTAAGTATAATGAATCAAGAGACCCGGTGGAAGAACCGCGTCCAGACTTTGATGAATGCCCACCATCTAAATTTCCCGAGACTTGATAAATATATGACAGGTGGTCAGAGTGGTGCGATATTCACCACCACAAATGGACGGCTAGTCAAAATAACTCCAGGAAACGCCTCGTTCGAATTCGATGCACTCAAACGTCTCAAACGATCAGGTTTCGTCCCGCGCGCCTATCAAAAGGCTGTGGTGCGATTTAATAACGCGAGACAGAGAAAATCAATCATGCTAAATCTGTTTATAAATCAACCGAGAGCAAACAGTGCAACTTTATATGTAATGAATAAGATTGACGGAATCGAACTTTTCAAATATTTAAAGAACGGGGGTCAATGGGGGCCGCGCGAACAACGGGAACTGAACCGAATCATCCACGTGATGCATTCGAGCGGGGTTATTCACGGCAATTTTCATACGAGTAACATTCTTGTCACGCTCAACAAGGATGGCAGCATAAAGAAGTTTTATGTCATTGATTTTGGACTAGGGATGTTCAAGAAACTAGGACAGAGGACTGCAACCGTTCTAAGTAGAATACCAAGCACCACAAATACAAGTGTAAAAAGCAACAGGTCAAATTGTGTAACGTCGGTCGCGGCACATGGGCCCAGGCTTACTCGAAATAACCGGAAGGTGATTTCGGCATGTCTGCGTTAAAATTCGTGTCCTGTGCCCTAGGGCCGACCAAGGCGCAGCCTTGTGGTCAAACACAGACTCGAACACAATGGCCACCTTCTACAACATCGTCCACAAGACCGACAAGGCCTTCGCCCCGTTCCACGCCTCGACCTACGAATACGCCTGCAAGCTCTTTACGGCTATTCACGCGGGAAACCCAAACCTTTCGGGCCAGCTGGAGATCGTCTCGGTCCAGCCGTCCGAGCCCAAGCCCTACCCGCCAGTTCCAGACCGTCCCTGGAACTGCTCGGTTAGATATTAGTATTATGTAATAGTATGCCGTCCCCCAGTGAGACAGAGAGACTTCGTAACCATGATTTACTCACCAAAGTCTCAAATGCCCTCCGAGCCTACAAAAAGACTCAGAATAATCTACACAAGGAGGGTAATAATTTTACGAAAGCAGTGATTAATGTATTTCGCGCCAAAGGACGGACAGCCAGTCCCCAAACACGCCAGAGGCTTTATCAGCCTTATATAAACCTGCATAAACTCAATAGTAATGCGTATTACAAATATATGGCAGCTGTTCGGAACCTTATAACGAAAACAAGTAATATCAATAGAAGCGCTATTAAAAATGCTCTCACGAACAGTGAGAAACAGTATGTCCGTAATTACGCTGAATATATTAAAAATAAATCAAAGTTTAAAAGAATTAAGAATAAAAAACGAAATAATGGATCATTGGCTATACCTCTACCTTCTCATCTGATTGAAGCAGAAATCCCAAAGCATCTGAAACAACGGCCAAAATTTGTTATGTAAAGCCTTAAACAACCAAGTAATGAAGCAGATGGCCGGTTACCCCGAATTCGTCTAAAGAATATTCTCGTCTATTAAGTATGGAGGGTTGGATCGCAGTGACCCGTACGACGACTCTCGGCCAACAGCCTCGGCGCGTTAGTCTGAGGAACAAGAATTACGTTGTTTGGAGGGACAAGAACTTCACGCCCCGCATTCAGTCCGATGTCTGCCGGCACCGGGGCGCGTCCCTGTCGACCGGCAAGGTTCGGGATGGCTGCATCGAGTGCCCGTACCACGGCTGGAAGTACACTGAGACGTCTATGACTCAGCCTTGGTCCGATACTCCAGAGTATTTCATGAATGAATTCAACACCTGGGAGAAGGATGGACTCTTGTGGGTCCGGCCAGTCGGTCACATGGGTCCAGAGCCTCCGGAGGTTCCACACGTAACCGAGCCCGGCTTTAACACTGCCTGGTTCGAGACGACCATCAAGCAGTCAGCCCAACTCATCATCGAGAACGGCATTGATCCGTGCCACGCCTCGTGGGTCCACGCGAACCCGCTTGGCTTTGGCAGTGACTCTGAGAGGCCCTCGAATGTAATTCACGTCGGAAATACTATCGAGTTTGATTACGTCCCGAACAAAGAGGGAATCTCGACAAAGCTCTTTGGGCTCGACACAACCAAGAATTTCCACAAGTTTGTTTTGCCTTACACGACGTGGTCCGACGTGATCATCCACGGGGGAAAGATCCTCACGACGTACGTGACCCTGTGTCCGGTGAGTGACACGGAGACGAAGATGTTTGTCGGGTTTTCACAGAACTTTGGGGTTCCCTCAGAGCTCTTCATCTTGATGGGCAAGGCGATCGTCGAGCAGGACCGTGTCATTCTGGAGAACCTAGACCCTTCGTACATGTACAAGGGCATCCCGGGGGCGCACGACGACCTGGTCGAGATGTACCGAAAGTCTCTTCACGAGCTACTGTTTCGTTAAGGACTTAGACCATTATATAACAAAATGATCAGTCGGCCCGTCATCACCGACTTTCACATCAAAAGGGCACTCGTGAAGGCGACGATGTGCCCGCCAAACTCTCTTGAACAGAATAGAGCTCAGTCGCACGCCTTGCGTCTCGTGGAGATCAAGGCGAACGAAGCGCGTTTTATTCAAGAGGGTCGGGAGATTGAGAGTATCATAGGAACTCTTGGCCCCAAGTGGAACTTAAGGTTCTGGATTCCTGAAAAGTAAATGGATGATCTTTTCAAGGCTCTTGCGAACAACGGGTTCGCCTTTAACGACAGGACACTTGAATATGTCATCGCGAATACTGCTCAGGACGCGCAGTATTCGCCAGAGGCGCGAGCGAACCTTGCGGTTCTTATGAAGTATGAGGAGTACAAGAATATAAAGATTGGCGACTTGAAGAGGCGCTTTTTAATGAAGGACAGTACCTATTAAACAATAAATTCTTTTAGTTTATAAGATGGAACTCAGTGTTCGTTCGCCCGTCAGGACTGACTTTTTCGCCAAGAGAGACGAGCGGGAACGGGCTCTCCAAGAGGCGGTCCGCCAACTTGAAGAATTCAAGAAACGCTCGCCTGATATTGTATTTCCCAAAGAGATTTACGGACCCGGGATGTATACGGCAGAGTATATCCGCCTGCTCGAGGTGGCGGTTCTGGCCAAAAAGTCTCTAGAGATGATGGATGTCGTTCTCGAGGGACTTATGCATGAGAGAATCAAGATTCTTGAAGATCTTTTAAAATAAATATTTACAAAGAATAAATGTCGAGCACGCCAATAAATAACCTACGAAGCAGTCTCAGAAGACTCGAGAATATTAATGCTATATTGACTAGCGCGTTAATTGGGAACAAGAGATCTCCGAGTAGTCCTCGAACTCACAATAATTTGAAAAAAAGAATAAATAGTGCAAGGAAGCCCCCGACCTTTTTTGCGGGCACCAACTTTTCACGTCACGGAGTCCTGAACACGCCACGAGCCACTCAAATTGCTCTTAATAAAATCAAGACAAATATTACTAAACTAAAAAGTGAAATTCAAAATTTTAATAAACAACTAAATAAGGTGTTTGGGCTAAAGCGAACGCGCCCCCCGACTCCACCCAGGAGTCTGCCATCTGTCAATCTAACAGCTATTGCAGCAGGAATTAGAGCAAACGCGAATGCTGCTGCTAGGAACGCCCAAGAGCACGAAAACAGAATGAAACGCCTGAAAGCAATGGGGTTCCACAAGCGCAGGGGATAAGGAAGACACCCCCTGAATACCTAGATGTATATCATGTGCACAGTCTCCAATGGGGGTGCTCAGCACCCCCGGTGTCCCGTATGGGCCTACTGAGAACAGTTTTCAATGTTGCGCCGAACGCATAGTTCTGGCGCGGACCTAATTACTTCTTAATCAAATACAGGATCTCATATACATCCCCGGCCTCTCCGTTACGCCCAGTAAACCGCTTGTATTCTTTTTTAATTTTATTGTATTCATAGGGCTCGAGCATCTTCTTCCACTTGTCCGAGCTGATGAGTCCCTCATCGTTATATGAAATTAAAACATATTTAGAAATCTTCAAGGAATCTTCAATCAGATCGGTCATCGCCTTGATTGCCGATTCCTCTTTGTTATAGTCGGAAGTGTTCCTCTCGGTGCGATCGGGCATATGGGTTATTTCTGTCCAGCTTTTGGGTTTTTTATTCATTATTATGACGTTGAGCAGAAAGTACATGTGGCTATATTCATGGTGATTATAGGGTGGATCATAGTAAATCAGATCAAAGGTCCCCTTCAGTTTCTTCACCACTACATTAGTCGACTCGTTGTGACACACAACCTTACAAGGCTCTGGGGACCATATAGGGCATGCGATTTTGATGGGTTCAGAAACGCGTTTAAAACAACTTTCACTCTTGTGGAAAGTTCCTATGTTTTTTGAATCCTTGAAGAACGCCTGGGTGTGCCCCATAGTATTTGCTTGAATAATAGCCTGATTGATAAGTGGGCCCATGCACCAGTCGGTCAGATCATTCTCAACTTTTTTCTCAATGTAATTTCTCATAGTATCAATAATCTTGGCATTCTCGTGGGTGAAGAAGCATACTTCGCCCTCCTTGGGGTTATCAGTGCTTTTTGGCGCATAGTACTTGGTCATGATACCCTCGACATAAGGCCCCTTTTCGGCAAGCTCATTCATCTTTCCGATGTGCTTGGCGATTTTTTCCTGCTGGGGCTTGGTTGGCTGCTTCACATAACAATTACATACCACATCTGAATAAAGCTCAAGATCATTTGTATGGAGTTCTGTGGCGTGCGTCGAGAGCATACGAGCCACGACACCAGAACCAGAAAAGCCATCCATCATGACGAGCTTGTCCTTCTTGAGCTTCTTCTTCACGTGTTTCACCTGTTCCTCAATAAAGTCGAGGAGTTTTCGTTTGTTTCCCAAGTATGTCAACATAGGTTGGTGGATGTACTCCTCCGTCATTGAAATCACAAAATATAAATAAAAAAATTGTTTGACGCGTGAGGACATAAGGAACTAAGTCTCTTCTAAATTAGATGTATATCATGTGCACAGTCTCCAATGGGGGTGCTCAGCACCCCCGGTGTCCCGTATGGGCCTACTGAGAACAGTTTTCAATGTTGCGCCGAACGCATAGTTCTGGCGCGTCTTCATCAACAAGCAAAACGCGAGGGGGTTCGGCCCGCTCGTTTTGTTCACTGGACATATAGAAAGTTTGGACCTTTGGTCATCGAAAGAGTCCGGAAAGATGGACTGCCTGGGTGTTCGATGCCTTGCGTCATATGCAGAAAGGCGCTCGATAGGATTCGAATGCCATGGATGGCACACGTCGATGACCGCTGGTACTCAAGCACAGACCCAGATGTCCCAAAATCAAAACCGACAAATAAACAAAGAGGTACTATGTTTGCTCCAGGTGAGGCTTGAACTCACGACTTTTACTTCATAAGAGTAACGATCTACCGACTGATCTACTGGAGCGCGTGGGTTTCCCCACATGAACTATACTCCCATTCTCTTTATCTCCGTAGGTCCTGGTCAGGATCAAACTTTGTAGCGTACCATGACCTGGGCGCCTTTTTCTTCGTAATTAATATATATTTGAATGTTCTGGCAACCCCCCACTGGTTCGCCGTCATCCCTGGCCGACTCCCGCCCGTCTGCCATGCACGCCGCCCCCTGTCATAGACCGTGTTTAGAGTCTTCACGGGTATGCCCGTCCTTTTAGAAATTAAACTTTTGTTAAACTTTAGTTCTGGGTAAACCTTGTGAAACTGCAGGGTCCAGTGGGACTTGCGTGGCTTGGCAAACGAGTTTGACTTTCCAAGTGCAAAACTTTTACTTTTTTTTCTTTTCAAAAGTTCCTTCTCCCGTGTAAACTTGAGCATACGGCTCAGACCGCTAAAGTACCTCTGGGGCCATGACCTTTTCAGGGTTATGTGCCTCGGGTGTCTTTTCATTAATATTGTTTGTATATTTTAATGGCCGACCTGAATGAGTTGTACTATAGGTACAAAGCGGCCGAGGACCGTCTAAGGTCTGCTCAAAATTTCCACGCCCGTGTAGATGCGAGGGCTGCCCTGACGCGTGCTTTTCATGCTCTCGGTCACGCTCTCAACGTGTCCTACAGAAACAACAGGACCCTGAGGCGGCTGGCCCGTGAGGAGGGTCGGGCCGAAAACCACGGCTACAGGAACAATATGTGGGAGACGAATGCTCGCAGGGCAATCAAGGAACTGGATAACAGATACAAGGCGGCTATTCTTTCAGTGATGCGTGGTCTGCCGAGCGGCCCACAGGGCAACATTATGAGTTCTGTGTTCAGGGGTTAGGGTTCGGGACCAGTGTAAACCAAGAATGTTCAAACGGCCTGTTGTAAAGCGCCGACCCTACATCGAGCCCGTCTCTCCCTGGATCGCCAAGATCCAAGGGCTCATCGCTAACGGAAAGCTCGAGCACGTGGATACTGACGAGAAGGGAAGAAAGGTTTACCGCCTTAAGGATGAGGGGCTTGAAAAACCTAGGAAACACCTGCTACTTTAATGTCGCCGTCCAATGCCTGGCTCATGTTCCGCCCCTTGCACAGCATCTTATGCTTCATGAGTACATCGGCTCCTGTAAAATCACCAGCGAATATCAAAAAGTCCTCCGGGAGCTCTTCGTACGAGGAGTTACAGAACCCGTTGATCCCTCCCGGCTCCTTGGCGCGTTCAGAGAGCGCTTTCCAGGCTTTGTCACGGGAACACAGCACGACGCTCAAGAGGTCATCCTCATTCTGATAGACCTCTTTGAGACATCAATAAACCTCAAGGTTTTCAGCCCCCTGCCCACAGTGATCCTGACGGTTCACGAGCCGTGTTCGCTCTCAGACCTCCTCGAGGAGGAGACGATCCAGGAGTGGCCCCAGGTGATTAGCTTCACCTTTTCGATGTACGACCACAAGTTTCCTGTAACTATTCCCTTTGACTTCAAGGACCGAAGACTCTTTGCAGTCGTGCTGCACAAGGGCTGGGAGGAAGGAGGTCACTACGCCGCGCTCATCAGGGTCCGTGACAAGTGGTACATCAAGGAGGATGCGACAGTCTACGAGCTTCCCTGCGGAATAGAGACGATGCGAGGTGAGTTTTACATGGCCTTCTACAGGCCCGATAAATTACTCGCCTAGTACTAGATGAGCTGTCTTGCTCGACACCAGGACAACCCCTTGTATGTAATTTTACCATATTTTAACTACTGTGGTTTCAAGTCTCGTCGCCGTCTCTTTTTAGAATGCGTTAAGCGCCTACAGAAGACGCCAGGACTTCGCCTCGTCATATCAGAGGCTCTCGGACCCGCGCCTCTTCCCAGGATGTGCGTGAATGGTGCACACTTTACATTCAAGGTCCGAGACCAGATATGGATAAAGGAAAACCTGGTGAATATGGTTGTTCCCAAGCTTCCTTCCAACTGGCTCCAGGTTGCCTGGATCGACGCGGATATTACATTTCTCAACACGACTTGGGTCGATGATACGCTGAGGAAACTCCGTGAGAATGACGTCGTCCAGTTATTTCAGTCGGTCGTGAATCTCGGTCCCAGCGGCGAGTCCTTGAAGATGGACAAAGGGTTCGGGTATATGCATGCGGCGAGCGGGACCAAGTATACCAAGAGTGATCGATACGGCTTTTGGCACCCGGGCTACGCGTGGGCCTGTTCCCGTTGGGCATGGGAAAAGATGGGCGGCCTCGTGGATTGGGCAATCCTCGGATCTGCAGATCGTCACATGGCCATGGCCTGGATAAAACAGGTCAAAGACAGTTATCCTGGAAATATGAATATAAATTATAAAATTATTTTACTAGTTTTTGAAGAGCGGTGCAAGAATTTCCGACTATCCTATACGCCCGGGACCATCCTGCATCACTGGCACGGGAGCCTAGAGAACCGCCGGTATAAGGAGCGCTGGCAAATCCTGACGACTCATGACTTTGATCCGAGTCAGGATCTCGAAACGGACTCTCAGGGTATGACTTATCTTTCTAAAAAGGGGAAAAGAATGCAAAAGGATATTTCAGAATACTTTGTGGAGAGGAGGGAGGATGAATGAGTTCTGTGCCTAAGGGCCGACCCCGCGGGGTCGTGACTGTCACCCAACAAAAAACCCAGACTCTCTCAATGGCTGAGTTCCTTCGTAACGCTGAGATGGCCGTCCTCCGCGCCCAGAATCTAGTAGACAACGACCTGGCTTACAGTTGCGAGGTGGCATGGGTCCAGTACTATTGGGCTTCATACCTAAAGATCAAAGGAACCAAGCACTTCAATATGAAGGTGGCGGGAATCAGGGAGATGCTCGAGGCCAAAGAGACGGGGAGAGTCCTTGACATTTTGCGTTCTGTGGCTACGGGCCTGGCGCTCGAGAGTGTCACTTTCCAATGACATCCTTCGCAGCAATCCCCGTGAAGTTTGCGCCCAAGCGAAAGATGATCGACTTTGCACTGCCAAAGTGGCGAAACAAGCTCGGCGAGTTCGACTCGCCCGATGTCTTGTCCTGGGTCAAAAACCTGTACCAGGACAAGAGATTCCCTACGCGCGCCGAGTATAACCAGGCGTATGACGAAAATGCACTCGATTGGCAGAACCGGCCGATGGTCCTGACAAAGGAGGATATAGATCTCCTTCAGGAGGAGAACGAGGGCGGAGCGTTCGAGGACACCGTCAAGCCGGGCCTGATGACGAAGACCCTGGAGAAGATGCGCAAGGCTCTAGCAAGTGAAAAAGTAGTATTTGTCTATTAATATATATGGACGTTGAAAGCCAACCCCTTGTCCCCGCGTCGGTCTCGACCCAACGGGTCTGTCCCCTGCTCCCCTTTGTCCCCATAGTCATAGGAACTATCGCTCTCTGCTTCCAGGTTTTCGTTCTTTATCCGTGGCATATAGAGCTCTCATCTCAGTTTGCGGATCTTCAGAGAGTCTGCAAGACTGTGTAATCGAGAGGGGGCATGTAATTGGCGGCGGGTATAGCATCCTCGGACGAGGCCTCTCCTATAGGTACGCACAGCCTGGGATTCCCGCCGAAGGAGTTGGGCCCGGGAATAAGGTAGTATCCACGGGGACAGACGGGCCGCGCCGGCATGGACCGTCTCCTGGGCCACAAAAAGTATGCGAGGACCAAAATGGTCAAGACCAGAAGAGTCTTCTTCATTAATGTAGCTTGAGAAAACTTTTGATTTTTTCAATAATACGACGAATCAGTCGAACGATGCGCTCCTTCAGTGTCGGCACAACCTCCCTGACGGTCAATGGACGCGTGCTCCAGCTCTTGGTCGTCTCATCATAGCAAACCTCCATTATGTAAATTGCACGTCTTTTCTTTATTCCTCTTCCGGCTCTTCTTTCTTACGGAAGAATGCATAGTAAATACCGAATCCCACAAGTAACATCACGAAGAAAATAATGAGAAGTTTAGGGGCCCATATGGCGAAGAGTTCCGGGGCTTTTGTGGCTGCCACGACTCCACCCGTCGCTACTGCAGTCGTCGCAGCTATTCCAGAAAAAGAGCTCGTGACTGCCGCAGGAGTCCATATGGGCTTCGGTGGTTCTATGGGCGCCGGTGGTTCCGGCACAGGCTCTGGATCTCGAGCTCCTGGAAAGAATATACGCTTGCGCCGAGGACCCATATACACTCTTTCAATGACAGAAGTTCCCATAGGGGCCTGCATACCCGGACCTCCTGGAATCGAGGGAACTCCCGAGACGGCGCTCATTGCTCCTGCCGCGCCAGCTGCCGCCTCGGCCCCTCCGCCCGACGGAACCAAGGATGCCAAGGATGAGAGGGACTCCAGTTTTCCTGCAAGTTTTTCCAATTTTTTTCCGGAACTTTTAGCCCCGCCTTTGCTGGGTTTGGCACCGCCGCCTTTGCTGGGTTTGGCTCCACCGCCTCTGCTGGCTCCACCGCCTCTGCTGCCACCACCGCCACCGCCGCCCTTGAACTCTTCAAGCATCTACTATACAGAAACTTTTTATTTGTATATTTCATGAAGCGTTTTGATGCCCTCGTAAAGCAGGCCACGAAGACGCGCCGTGAACAGCTCTTGGGAAACAGGATCCCCTATGTCGTCACGCCTTACAAGGATAAGAAAGGGCGCGTTATTTACAAGGCTGTAAAGGAGACTTATTTTGTCGTCACAAATTACAAAAAGTATTATGGAATCAAGGCTGCCGCTCCTTTTCACCTACTGGCCAAAGCTCCAGGGCCGATCCGTCCACGCCGGATTTCGGGACCCACTCGAAAGAAAACCAGTCCTTCTGGGGTGGGATCGTCGCCCCCTCGCCGAAAGTGACGTGCCAACACTTTTCCAAAATAAACCCAAACTCGTCGGTAAAATCCAAATTGTGTGTAAATATATAGTACCAGCCCTCGTAGAGCATCTTGGGGTTGGCCAAGATGCGCTCACGGCTCACGATAAACTGACCCCCTTGCTCATAGACCCATGGAGAATCTTCATCAGGAAAGTCCCCCTTGAAAGGAATGCACAGTTTTCTGTAAAATGTATATAACCGTGCAAAGTATTGAGAAGAACTGAAAACACCCGATTTCTCTTTTTTCACCTCATCCTTGAAAGAATCGCCGTAGGTCGTGTTATTGATGGGGACGAATCCATACTTTCGCCAGTTGGCCCCCTCAATAACCTCAAGGAGCGGACGATCATGGCGCTGGTGTGGGGACGTCTCGTGACCGTGAATAAAGGCGACAGCCTCGGGCAAATTGTCGTAATTTTCAATAATGTACTTGAGGTAAGCAGTATTTTCACGACCCAAATTCGGAATGACATGCTGAGGAACGAACGGACTGGGATCCGCACCCTCCTTGTCAATCAGAACTACAGGGAACTTTGACTTGGTAAGCCACTCGAGGTCCTCCTTCCAGTGTGCAGTCACAATGGTCAGGCTCATTAATTTTAAAAAATTTAATTATTTAGGCTAAAATACTCATCCAGTGCGTACGCCTCAGCCTCGAATGGATGCTTGATGTACTCCTTGACATCCATGATACTGGTGGGATTCCGGCCAAAGAATGCGCCGGCCAGAACTCCATTCTTGTACCAGACCTTTCCGTCAGTGTCTGGGTTGGCCCGAAGGTTTTCAATCTTTTGATCGGATAGGACATAGCCCGGTGGAATGCGTGGGCCACGTAACTTCTGGTTCACATGGACCATCTCGTGAATAAGGGTCGTTGCGTCGACTGGTCCAGGGAGAAAGATGATGTTCGTCCGAGTGTGCGGGAGGCCATCTTCATACTGAGCCTTGGCGAAACGCCACGGGATTCCCGAATAGACGGTCGTATCGAGAAACTCCTGGGCTATTTGAGCCTGGCGCCAAATCTGGTCCTTCTCCTGCGGGTTCCACGACATTGCCGAGTTGACAGCCACCGCCTTGTACTCTTGGCGGGTTCGACAGTGCCGAGCCTTGAGATCGTACGGGCCGAGACGGGCGATAAAGCCGTCCGGATCCGAGGCCAAGAAATTCTGGGTCTGTGTCCTAGTAAGGAACTCCATCTAAGGGTAGCAGCCAAAAAAATACTAAGATGTCTTCGACACAGATCACTTTCCTTCTCGATCGATCTGGATCTATGGAGTCGTGCTGGGACGATGTCCTCGGAGGATTCAAAGCCTTCATCAAGGACCAGGACCCCAACGCGACCATGACGCTGATTCAGTTTGACCACGAGTACCAAGTTTCCTACGAGAACCTCAAGATGTCCGAGGTTCAGCCACTGACACGCGAGACGTACAAGCCTCGCGGGTCAACTGCGCTTTTGGATGCCCTTGGGCAATTCATTTCGAGTTCGAAGAACTCAGATCCTGCGCATCCCTTGGTCGTCATCTTCACAGACGGTCTCGAGAACGCCTCGAAGACGTATACCAAGGCGCACATCAAGGACCTGGTTGAGGAGCGCCAGAATAAGGGCTGGACTTTTGTGTATATGGGCGCGAACCAGGATGCCTTTGCGGAGGCGGGCTCAATGGGTATCGCTGCCGGCCACACGATGAACTACGACTCGTCTCGGACGCCCGAGGCGATGCACCGCCTCAGTCAGACGGTGAGTTCTATCTCGTCTAATTAGGGAGCTGCTGCAAGAGCAGCCGCCCCTTTTTCCAATTGTCTAGCATCGGCAGCTGCTCCAGCATTTAGAGCTGCTTCGAGCGCACCTCCTTCTTTTGCGACGGCGTTAAATGCCGCCCGACCTTCATTAGTCTTGAGTTCTGCTTTAAATTCTCGAACTCGACTGGCGAGACGATTGGCATTGGCTTCTGCAGAACCAGGAGTCGGCACTGCATCCCCCGCATTCTTCGCCCCCAGCACATCGAACAGAGTAATGAGCAGCAGAAGACCAGCCATATAGATTGACTGAGCCCTAGCTACGGGGTCCTTCTTGGCCCGCACGGCCTGGTAGCCCAGAGATGTCGATATGAACACGTACATAAGTGTAATTACTGCGCCCTGAAGTCCTGCAGAGCGCGAAACCTCGCCCCCGTACATAGCCAGAGAGGCGGCCATAAGCACGACGGCATACAGGATTCCTGAGATGGGGAGGGCGGCTGCCCGGGCCTTATTCTTGGGATCCTTGCTAATGCTCGCTGCCCACGGAGCATAGGCCGCGACAGTCAGAACTACGGCCAGTAGGCCAATCGCCCATCCCTTTGTCCCCGCACGGCTTCCAATATCCATAGAAATGAAAATACTCGTCAGAAACATAAAAATAAATGCACCCGCCTTGGAGCCCGCGGACACTGGGGCTCCAAGGAGGGCTCCTGAGGCGATGCTGCCAGGAACAGCGCCGAGCCACGAGAGTAGAAGGGGACCGAGACCCATTATTATTATACTATACTAAAAAAATTAGAGACCAGGGGCCAGGTTCGTCGCCCCACTTGGATTGATACCAGCCTGGCCCATAGTCTTGGCGCTCATCCGTGCGTTCCATATAGCCTTGAGTTTGTCAGATGTCTGCTTTCCGATGAGTTTATATGTGAAAAGGAGGGTCCAGATTAGGGATGCGACAAGGCCCAATACCTGCAGATAGTAAGACTTTCCTTTTTTCTTAGACGAGTTCGCGATTCCTGCCGATGTCACGGCGATAGATGCCAACCCGAGGCCGATGAGGGCAGCGAAACCAAAACACTGAACGGCGGGGAGGGAACCATTTGCTGACAGCTCGGCCATTATTACTTTGCACGGAAAATAATACGCTGACCAAGGAC